TATTTTCTTTTAAGGTATTATATTGCCCAAGAATTTGTTTTTTTAACTTTCTATCATCATCTTTAAATTCATTATGATGAGACCAAATTTTTTCAGAAGCTTCTTTTAACTCTTCGGATATTTTGCTCTTAGTTTCTTCTATATTTAAATTTAAATTTTTAATATCAATTTTTGTTTCAAAATCATTTACATTAAGTTTTTCTGAAAATTGATCAATATTTAAATCAAAATTTATCTTAATGTTGTTTAATCTATCATCTATCTTTATTAAATTATTTTCAATATTTGTTGAAATATCCTCTTTAACAATATTGATATTAGAAACTACTTCATTTCTAACTTCTCCAATATTACCTTTTAAAGATTCAATATCATCATCATAATACCTTACTTCAGGAAGATCCTTTACTTCTTCTCTTACCTGATCAATTTGTTCACATATTGATTCTACTTCATTATCATAATACCTTACTTCAGGTATTCCTTCCTTAACCTGTTCAATATATGCAGAAATTTTTTCCAGTTCATCATCATAATATTTGATTTCAGGAATTTCTGGAATATCCTTTCTTACTTCTTCAATTAAATGTAATATCTCTGTAAGATCATCTGTAGCTTCTTCTAGTACTACAGGTTCTTCTGTTACCTCTTCTACCTTCTCAATAAAATCTTCAACAGAAGGTAAATCCTCTTCATCAATACTTGTTTCTAAAATATATTCATTTACTGAAGGAAGTTCTTCCTTCTTCTCTATAAAATCTTTATACGATGGTAAATCACTCTCTTCCAGATGATCATTACATGAGGGTAGATCACTCTCTTCCAGATAGTCATTATATGATGGTAGATCATCCTTTTCTAGATAATCATTTAACGATGGTAATTCGTCTTTAGACATTTTATTAGTAAATATACTTTGGGATTTCTCTCCCTTTTCACTATTTATTGTTCAAAAATTCTTCCATATATCAAGTAGAAATTCCTGCGCTTACCATTGCAGAACCTTCAACCATTCTTGAAATTGTTCCGTCACTTGCAGTTAATCTTACATCATATAGATGTCTTCCTGATTCTAATGCAAGTGTTTGTACGTCAGTTAAAGATATGGTGACCTGACCAGTCAAAGAAGTAATACCCACACTGAAAGAAGTGGATGATGTAGAACTTGGATGTTTCTTAAGAACTGCTTCTCCACTATATCCAGTTAAATTAAATACAGAACCATCACTATTCTTCTTAGTCAATATCTGACTAAAATCAGCCGCCTGTGGTATTACAATATTTACTACGGGAGTTGCTGTCATGATTTTTTTAACTATTTATCTTGTGTATTCTGTTTCAACAATTTTTGTAATTCAGCAGTTGAACCAACAAACAATGCATTATTGACTGTAGTTGGTCCTTTAACTTCTCTATCTTCATTCACATCTTTCAATTTTTGTTGGAGTGTAAGAAGTTTATCTGTCGCATCGGCAACATTCTTAATTAACTGGCCTGCAACTTCATATGCTCTTGGCATCTCACTTTCTTGTGCAAGTTCAAGAATACCATCAATTGCTTCTTGTCCCTTTTCAATGATAGAATACAAGTTACCTCTGGTATACTCATAATCTTTTTTAACATGATCTACTTGGGAAGATACCTTTTCAATTTTTTCTTCTTTAATAGTCTCTACGGGTGTATTTTCTATTTCTGTAGAAGATACATCGAAAACCTGGTCCAATTCATCATAATTTTTAGACATAAATCAATCCTTAGAAAACACCACCATCAAAACCAAAATTATCTCCAATATCAATCAGAGCACTATCTTCTATAGTAATCAAACCAACTGGATCACCTAATAGATGAGTTTCGGGAGATGTATTATCCTTCGCTCTATCAACAATCAATTTATTACCACTCTTAGACTTGACATACATCGATTCCTTACCAATAGCAATGTAAGACTTGGCTGGGATACCTGAAGCATCATCAACCTCAATAACACTTTCCTCAATGTCAACATTTTCTTTCAACAGAGTTGCAACGTCTCCATCATAATTCTTGGTTGCTCTTGGAGTGACTTGATAAGTAAGATCTCTTTCTGCACTTCTATATCCCTTAGAACCAGCAATATAACCAACAGAAACCTTATCAATGATGTTACTAGTAACGTCACTAACAGGACCGTAAACGTATGTTTTTGCCGTAAAGGTCAATGTATATACAAGTGCTCTTCTAGTATCAAAATTCCCCTCATAATCATCTTCCATCGAAATGTTGTCAAGATTGATAGGTACATATTTAACTTCATTCAAATTACCTAAAAATTTAATAGGAAGTGAATATGAAGGTTGAAAATAGGGTAAAATTTGTTCCACAATCTGTAACATATCATCATTCAACTTTGTCATAATCGAAAGTTGAATCGTCATATTATATGGAACTGGAACATATACATTCTTTACAGTTCCATCAGGTGTTTCAGTTACAATTGTCTGTGTTTGAGTTACTTTTCTACTTGGATCATACTGAAGATCAGTAAATTCAAAAGATATTCTTGGAAGAGTGATTTGAACAGGGCGATTCAGATCAGACTCTTGCTCCATTCTGGCAAGAAACTTTTGATTAGGTCCATATGCAAGAGGAACTTGGATGATACTGAACGTATCATCATCACCATCTTTATGATGAACTTCTATTCCATTGAAAAGAGTACCAAATCCAATAATGACGGATCGGAATACTTCATTGTAGAAATAATCAAACATTATCTTACTCTGTATTACTAACTATTTAGATCAAGGCATCCCAAAGGGATTTGTTTCACTAAAATCAATAATTTTATCACCTTCTATTTCGATATTATCATTATCTGCAAATGGTGTAACAAGATCATCAATATTCTGTGACTTCATCGAATATATTGCTCCAGATTCCGTTCCGTAGATACTTTCACCTGGTACAAATGTTCCATCAACAATGGAAACTTCAAGTTGAGCAGTAGATTTCGTATATTCTTTAACCCTTGCAGTTGTTCCAGAAGTAGCACCAATTACAACCTCATTAAATATAAATGTTCCAACACCAACAGTTCCAGCAGCTCCAACTGGGCTTCCAATTGTAATCTCTGGCACAATAATATATCCAACTCCAGAGTTAGAAATACCAATTCCTGTAACTGTTCCTGCAGAATTCATATAAGCAACTCCAGTTGCAGTTGTAATTCCAGCAATCAATTCAACATAGTTTTTAATCTCTGGATCATTTTGAATAGTGACTGTCGGAGGAGTAAGATATCCACCTCCACCATAGGTAATACCAATACCTGTGACAATACCACACTTATCAATACCAAATTCAAATGCTGATGTTGCAATCCCAACATTAAATGATGCCGAAGACATATAAATGGTGTTTATACCAATCTGAGATACATAACTATCGGTTGTAATAAAGTTAACAAGAGGATTATCATACCCACTAACCAATCTAACCCTATCACCAACAATAATATTGGTAGTAGTAATTCCTGTAATGATGGTAGACCCAATACCCAATGTTCCTGATGTCTCAATAGAATCATATCTCATTGTGGCAACACCAAGTGCCCTAAATTGTTCAGGAATACCAGCTGGTTCAGCTATTGTAACAATTGGAGCAGCATCATATCCATAACCACTAGTTGCTACAGAAACAGAATCGACTTGACCATCTATATCAATTGTGGCAGTTCCTGTTGCTCTATATTGAGCAGTAGCACCATAGAAATTAATATTAGGTGCAACAGTATATCCAATACCTATAGTAGCACCAGTTCCAACACACCAAGGATCTGTTGTTGAATTAAACCCAACCGCAGTAACTATACCAGTTATAGGATGAATAGTAGCAATACCAACAGAAACTACTAATGGAGCAATTTGTGTACCAGAAGTAGATATTGCAACTGTTGGTGCTGTCGTATATGCCCTACCAGTGGTACTAAAGGCAATAGAACCTGGATCAATAGATGACCCAGCAATTCCTATTGTTGCAGAAGCACCAAATGATCCAGTAGGAGGAGCAAAGGTAACTATAGGAGCACTTGTATAGAATCTTCCACCAGTAGTAATTCCAACACTTAAAACTGTTCCACCAGTTACACTAATATTATCTAAGGTAGAAGTTGCTTCTGCACCATTACCACCACCTGATGGAAGACTAAATGTTACCGTAGGTGCCGTTTTATAGAATACACCACCTGTTGTTCCACCTGGGAATAGATAAGAAGAAGATCCAATACTAATCGGTGCAGAGGTAATACTTACTCCACCACCAACCATAGGAGTATCTAAAACAGCAGTAGCAGCAGCACCAACATGTTTTGGAGTAGAGAATGTAACTGTTGGTGGGGTAATGTAACCAGAACCCGCACCAGTTATCGTAGTAGTATTAACTGCTCTATCGACAAGAGACACAGTAGCTGCAGCTCCTGCCCCACTAGTATCCGTAGGAACAAATTTAATCTCTGGTGTAACTGTATAACCACATCCTGTATTTGTAAGTCTAACAGCAAGAACTTTTCCACCATTTATACCACTACAGTTGACATACTCACTAGTGATTGTGGAAATACCCGTTGCAGTAACACCTCCTGCAGGTGCGGAAGAAAATCCCACAGTAGGAGCACTTGTGTACCCATTACCCATATTAGTTATGAATACTTGTCCTACAGACCCAGCACTACAAATTCCTGCACTTGCAGTCGCAGTTGTGGCTACACCGATAAGTTGAAGTGTCTGAATATAACCGATCTGTGCGATTTCATCGTCAATAGTATCAACACCTGTATCAATAACCTCGTCTTCATAACGGAAGAGACTACAAGTCAGTGTATAAACGTAGTTTTTTTGTAATTGGTAAAAAGGTTGTTCATGTTCTACATATTTAATCTCAAATAACCTATCACCAAGAGGAAAATATATCAAATCACCTTCTTTGGGTCTTGATGTCAATTCATTATATGGAACGTCTTCACTTAACGGTGAGATATATTCTTCATATCTCTCTTTTGAGATAATAATTTTTAAATCATCATAATTTTGAATACCAAACTTACTCAAAAGTGTTCCTTGACCACCATATCCCTCATAACTATCAACATATGCCTCAATCGGATAAGAATTTTTGAATTCTGATTGAATAACCTCTTTAATGACACTATTTTTAGTCACATATTGTCTAGGCATATAATATACCTCAACACCATACATCCTCAACTGCTCATTGATAAGATCTTGAACTAAATTTTGTTCGGATTGTGAACCCTGTTGAAAAAATGGATTTAACATATCAACCAATCATATCCAGAGGAGGAACTTCATAAGTACTGGACATTTTTTCTTTAATTGCTTCCAATTCTCTCTCCGCATCCTCATACATTTGTCTACCATTCAATTCAATTCCACCAGGTAACTTAACACCTTGAAATTTCATCATATTTTGACCCCATTGCCTCTTAATTAAGGTTGTAAGATAAGGTTTAATGAATGAATCATTCCAAACTCTAGTATAATCTGTTCCATTCATGGCTCTATAACACTCAATAATCAAGAATTCATCTTTACTGACTGTAGAATAATCAATATCGAGATATAATCTATCTTGTCTCTGATTAAATCTGATGTGTTTATGAGTATTCAGAAGGAAATTCATCGTCTCCAGGTAACTCATGGTCATTGAATACGACAACATGTCATATCCAGAGGCTGCTGTAATTCCACCCCAAAGACCAAATACATCATTTAGGAAAAACTGGTATTTTACATTAAACATACCAGACCCAACAGTATTATTGTATTGAAAAATCTTCTCAATACCAATAACATCTGGTGGAACCTGTAAATAATTACTATTTTCGTAATATGTAAATGTTGTCGTATTCCCTACAATGCTTGTAGTTGCACTTGTAGAGGCAATTCCGACCTGATTACTACCTGAAGCTCCAGGTGGTCTTGCCTGTCCTCTATCAATATCATCTTGAGTTATTTGATACTTGAGAAAAACCTTTTCAACACCATCAAAATGTCTTTCATTAAACAATTGAATCGTATCATCCACTAGGTCTTCAATTTGTTCATCGGCAACATTGATCTCCAAGACAGGATAACCCAACTGCCTCTTACAGTAATCTATCAGTTGTTGTCTAGAAGCGGGTTTGGCCATTTATAGAACACTTTTTCTCTATTTATGTTTATCCATAAAATGTTGAAACATCATTTTAATATCACACAAATCACCTTTTATTCCATTAAGTTCTAACTCAATAGAATTAATTCTTTCTTTATCACTATTAAGTTTTTTATTATTCAACATATAACTGTTGAAATCATTCCTATTCTTGTTGATTATAGCATTAGAATGGGTATCTCTAAAATACCCATCCTTACCTTCAATTGGTAACATTGTCATATTAAGCTAAAGCTATTACACGTAAGTTTCTAATTTGTGGAACAACTGACTGGTTAGTCGATGTTCCAATAATCTTGATCCTAAATGATGCAAATGCAGGGAGATCATCATTAGTAAATGTGTACTCTCTGAATTGGTCAATTGTTGGAACAGTGATTAGTGAATCATATTTAGGAATGTTGATGTCGGATGAACCATCATTGTCAGATTGACTGATCATATTTCCATCGGCATCAAAGTTTCCATAACCTGGGAATGGAACAAAAACAGTTTCTTCTGCCAATGAATTTTCCTGATCTAATGCATAGAATACTCTAACATCATTATACTTAGAGATGTATGCATCCAAATAAACTTTCAAACCACTTGCTGGGTTCTCAAGGAGAACATTCTTACTTACATAAGTGAAGTTGTTTGGATCATCAACAGTAGTATTGACTCTAGGATCAGTTGCGTAATTTGTAATTGGATTGTTAACTCTGTTAGTTACAAGTACGATAGAAGAGTTATCAAGATCGATTGCTGGTGTTAATCTATTATCAGAAGAAAATAAATTAATACCTGCGGTGAATGACTTATTACCAGGTTGAGTGGTAAGATATGTATTCTCATTAATTTGAGAAGCAATCATTCTAGGATCTTGGAAGTAGTTCTTCTGATAGTTTGTAACCTCAGAGTAACCCTTATCAACGAAAGAAGCTTCTGTACCAGAAATACTGGTTTCAGAAATTGTTCTTGCTTGGATTACAACGTCAGTTCCTCTTGGTTGGATAGTATTGATCTTGGGAATCATCAGGTTGAAAGGTAAATTATAAGTACCTTTTGCGTTGTTTCCACCAGCCTTAGTATTTGTATTGAAGTATCTTACCCCAAGAGTTGAACCAGATCCCCTATCAGTACCAAAATCAGTATCATCCATATCAATCTTAACGTTATAATAATCAAGTCCAATAGGATTTGTTACAGTTACGTCCCCAAGACTATGTGTTTTGTTGATTCTTCTCAAGGAAATTCCATCAAGTTCATACTTATAAACAAGATTTGATGAATAGTGTGTTGTAGCCTGAGTATTATCAATACCTCTTGTGATACCGATCAGAGTGTTACTTGCAACTCCTGTGTAAGAAACGACTTCTTTACCAATCTTGGCATATCCAGGATTAGTAGTTCCAACACCAACACCTTCAAACTGGCTAAATTCAGCAGAGTTTCCAATATTGATGTCACCAGTACTAGTTCCTTGATATTCAACACTTAAAGTAGTTGGAGGAACATCGGATGAGATATTAGACAGTGTAACCTGGTTGATTCTTGTATGCATTCCATGATTTCTCTGGAATATTTCCATATGAGCACCATCACTATTAACTCTGATCGGTGAAACTGGAATTGCATTTCCACCAACACCGGAATTAAGAGAAGTAGTAACACCTGCTTTGTTGATATAAGATAGTTGAGTAGAAGTATCAAACTCACCTTGAACATTATCAACAATCAGTTCGTTATTACCAGAAATCTCACCAACGGAGAGTTTCATGTTTCTTCCGAGTTGTGTATTACCAACTGTCAATGGTCTGAGAACATCACCGACTTTGTAACCTTTACCGCCTTGATTGATAGTAGCACCAACTGCAACACCGCTCTCAATATAAATATCCGCAGTTGCATCCAAACCACTACCAGTTATTGAAGTAAGAGCAACACCAGCGAAAGTATATCCACCAGCAGATGGAGTATAACCAATTCCTGTATTTGTAATTGTAAGTGTTGAAGTCGCAGATCCTGCATACCCAACTAATGTACCGGTACCAGTTTTACCCACCTGTAAAATAGTATTACCAAACTCAAGGTCTGTATCTTGAATTGTGGTTCCAATGCCAACACTGATGTTTCTTGATTTGATAGTAATAGCATCTTTAGAAATACGTGAAAGATTAGTTGGAAGTTCTGGATTGTAGAAACCAACAAAACCTTGTCCTGTAAAGTTTGCTCTATACAAATTAAACTTCAAATCTTCATATTGACTTGGTGTCCAAACACTTGCATTTTGTGACTTGAAGAGTGAACCAAGAACTGGTTGTTTTGAAACAAGATTCTGTCCTGCTTCTAGTCCCAGAGTTGTAACGTCAACTTCACCCAATCTGGAAATCCATACTCTATATTCTGTAGAGTCGGAAAGTAGAACAATAGCATATTCAGTTCGACCTTTAACATATACCGGTGATTCAAAAGTAATCGTTGTTGGAACAGTTCCATCTGTAGAAGTAATAATATTCTTTGATTCAATTTCAACTTCAGAATATGGAAGAATCTTTAGATTTGGAGTACCAATTGTGGTCTCTCTAATTTGTGCAATAACAGGAAGAACATCATCCTTAGCCTGGAAGAAAACATCTATTTTAGTAAGGAATACACCAGTTTCGTCATCAACAAAGAATGTTTGTGCCAGAGGGTCAACTGCAGTTGGAGGCGGAGGTGGAGGACTAATCGTAACATCAGACAATATGGTCGCTCGATCACTATCTGAGAGGTTTCTACTCTCATTAAAGTCACTATTAACTTCAACTCTTGCA